TGTGCCAATTACTATTCAAAATTAAAAGAAGGTGGTGTGTTTGCTGGCCACGACTACAATGCTATTCCTGGTGTTCGTCAGGCTGCGGATGAGTTTGCTGCAAAAGTCGGCAAGACAATTCAAATTACAGAATGTGATGTTTGGTACTGGGTAAAATGAAAAAGTGCATGGTAATATCAGGCCAATATCGTACCTTCGATAAAACTTGGCCAAGACTAAAAGAATTCATTGACTTGAATCAATTGGATGTATATGCTCACCTTTGGAGTAACCCACATACACCCGATTTGAATGTGGAACATTTCCATGAAGTCAAGGACAGGTTACAACCAAAACGAATCTTCCAACAACCGATGCAAGGTGATGTTGTCGAAGAATTTGATAAGATTGAAGAACGTATTAGATTGGCCAATCCTAAGGGACCAAACGAAGATAGGTTAGCAGGTAATGCCTCAATGAACTATGGTAGAGATGCTGCATTTCAGATGGTCAATCAAGAATATGATGTTGTCGTATATTGTCGTTATGATATTGGATTCCATCAAATGTTCAAGTTTGATTTTGTTGACCGAATCATAACACCGGAAGCAGAATCTTATAATTTGATTTCTGATATTTTTGCCATCATGCCAATGTCGATGGCCAAGAGTTACTTCTTATATAAGGATTATGAGAGACTACATTCAACACGGTGGGAACCAGAATTCTTAGATTGGTTGAGAAACGTTAAGAAGTATCCAGAACAAGACATACAAACACATATTCACACAAGATATTGTCCACATCTAATGTTAATGAGAAACATCATTATGAATGGACATACATATCATACAACTAACTTACCTGTATACTTACAACGATGAAAATTGCATTATGTTTCTCTGGTCAAGCCAGAAGTTTTGAAAAAGGTTACGAATACTACAAACGTAATCTATTGGACCATTATGATGTAGATGTTTACATTCATACATGGGAGTTTGAAGGTAGTGATAAGTTAATTGAGTTATATAGACCCAAAGATTATACATTTGATAATCCTAGTGGTTCTGTGGGTTCTGCTGCAGATACACTATACACCAATACACCAAACCCACAGAAATGGCCACCAAGATTTACATATTCCGCTTTGTACTCTATGGGTTGGTGCAATATCCTAATGAATCAAGACCAATATGATTGGGTTATCAAAACACGTACAGATTATGCATTGAATGTTAAGATTCCTTTTGAAGAACTTGACAACACCAAATTGTACGTCCCAAATTGCCGTATGGTACCAGAAAGAGACTTTGGTAACGACCAATTTGCTTTTAGTTCCCAGGATAACATGAACAAATACATGACAACATTTGAACATATTGACGAATACTATGATAGTGGTGTGCAGTTCATTGGTGAAGACCTAATGCAAGCCAACTTACGTAAACATGGCCTTGTTGGTGAGAAACTTGTTTATGTTGATATGAACAATCCATTTCCACCTGGACCACATAATGGAACATGGCACTCTTTGATTCGTGATGACTACGACCAATGGACAAAATCGTAAAAGAACTTATAGGTCATTCTGGCAGCCAAGTGTATCTAATGGAAAGCGACAAACTATTTGTTCGTAAGGTTAATAACGTAGACAGGAACCATGAAAGACTAACTGCCTTGTATGATGCAGGTTATCCTGTACCAAAGATATACAGTTACACCAACCAACAGTTGGACATGGAGTATATTCATGGTTTGGATATGAAAAATTATCTGTTACACAATACTTCAACCAAGTTACAGATGTTTTTGATGGACACACTTGATTGTTTTGCACAGAATAGTATATCCAAAGATTATACAAAGACCTACTATCAGAAATTGGCGTGGTTGGATTCACACGAAGGTTTACCGTTCACCAAAGAAGAATTGATTGAAAGGTTACCGAAACTCCTACCAATGTCCATGTATCATGGTGATATGACTTTGGAAAATATCATTTATACCGATCCTGGGTTTCACATGATAGATGCTGTGACAGTTGAGTATGATTCATGGGTCTTTGATATAGCCAAACTTCGCCAGGACTTGGAATGTAAATGGTTTCTACGTCATAGTGATGCGAAACTAGACTTCAAGTTACAGAACATCCAGGACACTTTATATGAATGTTACCCCGATGCTTTCAACGACAACCTTTTGATATTAATGTTGTTGAGGGTGTATCTACATACCAATAAAGGTGATTTTGAACGTGATTTTATTTTGAGAGAGATTAATAGACTATGGAAATAATTGTACCAGCAGCTGGTCTGTCTACCAGATTCCCAGATATGAAACCAAAATATCTCTTGTATGATTACAAGGGTGATATGATGTTGATGAACGCATTACGTTCTTACAGACAACGTGGTTATCGTATTCACTTAGGTATTCTCAAAGAACACCAAGACAAGTACAATGTCATTCAGCAAATTCAACACGAATGGTGTGACAATATCAACTATGTGGTATTGGACAAACCAACACGTGGACCTGCCGATACTGTATATCAAATCCTTCAAAAGTCAAACATTAGTTCAGAGACTCCAATTCTAATCAAAGATTGTGATAGTTTCTTCGACCATGATTATGAAGGTGACAACTATATCTGTGTATCAAAGATTTATGAACACGAGGTGTTGAAGAAACTGGCATCCAAGAGTTTTGTTACCTCTAATGACCAAGGAATCGTTACTGACATTATCGAAAAACAGGTGGTGTCGGACACTTTCTGTGTTGGTGGTTATAAGTTCAAACACGCTGGTATGTTCATGCGTTACTTTGAGACCTTGAATACAACCAACGAGATATTCGTTTCTGACGTAATTCAGAACTGTATCAGTAAAGGTTATGTGTTCACGGAGAAGAAAGTCACAAATTATGTTGACGTTGGTACCGCACAAGACTGGTTTGAACACAATGATAGACCTGTCATTTTCTGTGACATTGACGGTACAATCGTTCAGGCACAATCCAGGTTGGATTTGGAGTACAATAAACCTGTTATTCCACTATCAAACAACATCAAACGTTTGTTGGAATTCCAAGCAAAAGGTGCTCAGTTCATTTTCGTGACCGCAAGAGAACCACAATATAGAGCTGAAACTCGTCAGATGTTGTATGATTTGGGATTTATGAGTTTCACCTTACTTGAAGGTCTACAAAACTCCAGACGTATTCTAATCAATGACTACAACAACGCCAACCCATATCCACGTGCTGAAGCAATTAACATCAAACGTGATGCGGATAACCTAAGTGACTTTCTATGATACCAGATAAAAACCTATTCATAGTTACATCATCACTTAAACCTGCAATTGGTTCGTTCAGTAACGAGGACAGATTTCGTCAAACTATTCATACACTACAAGTATTGCGTGAGAAACTACCTGACGCAAGAGTTATGTTTGTGGACGTTTCGTTGACTCCAGTTAGTGACGATGAGAAAATACTGATTCAACAATTTACCAATGGTTACATCGACCTGTCCGAAGATCCAAATGCTAGATATTGTGCGGTTAATGGATTGAAAAGTCATGGTGAGAACTACATGATGTTGACAACATTAAGTATACTCAAGGATCACAACTTCTTAAAAGATGTGAAACGAATCTTTAAGTTCTCTGCCAGATCCATATTGGAAGATGATTTCAATATTAATGATTATGACAATATGTTTGGAAAGTTTGTGTTTAAGAAACGTATCGTGTCTTGGCACAATCCAAATAATCACCTATTGATAACCAGAATGTTCTCATTGTGTCCATCACTTTTCGACATTTATCAACGGGTTTTGTTGCAAAACCTAAACGATTTGTCAAATAATGTTGCTCCTGACACAGAACATATACACTTCCTAAACATTCCACAGGAATACCTAGTAGAATTTGACAAACTACATTTTTGGGGATGGCTGGCCGGAAACGGTCAAATCGAACATTATTGACGACTATATATCTGTCCGAACATTTGACTGGTTGGACAGGTTGTGTTATAATCCGTTATAAATAACCTTACGGCAACCAAAGTGTGTTGCATATCTAAAGGTAAATTCATTGATGTTAACTTTCAAGACATTCTTAAAAGAACAAGCGGAAGACGAAGGCGCTAGCCGTCAGATTAAACATTTGACGCACGTGGAGGATCGTCCCTTACAAAATGGCGCCAAAGGCGCAGGCCACGCAATTCAGTCACTACGTGCTGCAGCGGAACATATCAAACAAGGTAAAAAGACTTCCGAGTTGACAACCAAATATGATGGTTCTCCTGCAATTGTGTATGGTCACCATCCCGAAACAGGTAAGTTCTTCGTTGCTTCCAAGTCAGCGTTTAACAAGACACCTAAGATTAACTATACACCAAAAGACATTGAAAAGAACCACGGTCATGCACCAGGTCTAGTCAAGAAGTTGAAAGATGCATTGACACATCTTCCTAAGGTCGCACCAAAGCAAGGTGTATATCAAGGTGACATGATGTTCTCGAAAGAGGACAAACAGAAGTCAAAAGACGGTGGCACTTCTTTCCATCCAAATCCATCCGGTCTAACATACACCGCACATGGAACACACAAGACGGCAGTTGACAAAGCCAAAATCGGTGTAGTAACACACCTATCCTATCAAGGCAAGAACGCAGCCAGTCTAAACGCATCACATGAAGTTGACCACGAGAATTTCAAACAACATCCAGATGTATTCTCTGTTGATCCAAGAATGGACACCTCTAAAGTGCATTTCAGTCCAGAAGAACAAAAGAAGTTCGACAAACACATAAAAATGGCTCAATCCATACATGACACACATGAAAATACCATGTATGACGGCACATCCGACCACCATGGAGTCGGTGGTGCATTAGAGACATATATGAACCATACGGTTAGAACCGGTGAAGAACCTAATCATTCCAACTTTAAGAACTGGTTGGAAACTAAGAAAAACAAAGAGATTGACAAGTTAAAAGTTGAAAAGAATCGTAAGGCCAAACAAGCCGAATTGGGTAACGAGTTGTCCAAGATTGAACGCAACAAGAAACACTACAACAATCTGTTTAAGATGCATGGTCATCTACAAGCCGCAAAAGGTGTATTAATTAACACTATGAATCAACACCAAGAGTTCCAACATGAACATGGTGGAGAGGCTGCAAATCCAGAAGGATATGTATTCCATCATGGAAAAGAAACAGATAAGTTTGTCAACCGTCAAGAATTTTCACGCAGAAACTTTGCTGGAATTAGAAATATATGAAAAAGTTTTTAGAAAAAATAAACGAAGACCTAGCAACCCATAATCCGGTTGTTATGGCTTTTGGTCGAATGAATCCTCCTACTATTGGCCACGAAAAGGTGGTGAATAAAGTTCAACAACTGGCTAAGGATTACAAAGCACCACATCATGTGATTGTTTCACACTCTGTCGATGCAAAGAAAAATCCATTGGATGCTGTATCAAAGGTTAAACACGCCAAACGTTTTTTTCCAAATACCAATATCGAATCATCCAGTAAAGAAGCACCAACCTTTCTGCAACACGCAGCAAGATTACATGCTGCTGGCCACGACCATTTGATATTCGTGGCGGGTTCTGACCGAATACCAGAATATGAAAAGAAACTAAATCAATACAACGGTGAAGGTCCAGGTAAACTATTCAACTTCAAGAAAATTGAAGTTAAGTCCGCTGGCCACCGTGATCCTGACGCCGAAGGTGCAGAAGGTATGTCCGCATCTAAAATGCGTGAACATGCGAAGAACAATGATTTTGCGTCCTTCAGACAAGGTGTACCGTCACACGTACAAGACAAACATGCAAGAGAATTGTTCCGTGATGTTCGTAGAGGCATGGGTTTGAATGAAAACTTCAATCGTGGTTTGTTCCGTGCAATCTTTGTGACTGGTGGTCCAGGTTCAGGTAAAGACATTATCATTCGTGAAGCCATCAACGAGCAGAAGGCAGCAGAACTGAATTCTGTTCAAGCATATCAGTACCTGATGGACAAAAAACAACTATCCGAGAAGTCTAATGACTTCCGCAGAGAGGCCATCCGCAACCGTGGACCATTGATTATTAATGGACCTGCCGATGACCACACCAGAATGATTACTATCAAGGAAGAACTGGAAGAACTTGGTTACAGTACCACAATGGTATTCGTAGACACAACCAACGAAGCAAGTCAAACCAGAAATGAAAAATTGACCAAGATGATTGCCGAAACTGTGCGCCGTGAAAAGTGGGAACTTGCACAAACATCTAAGGAAGCATATCGTCAGAACTTTAAGAATTTCATCAACTTCAACAATAGTGGATCATATGAAACTATTGAGGAAGACATTACAGAAACATACCAAAAATTGAGTTGGTTCTTGGATGAAAAGGTGTATGATGAGACAGCATACATATGGTTAGAAAGTCACGGTAAGCTAAATACCAATGACTCGATTAAAGTTCTATATGAGGAAAAAAATTATGTTAAGAAAGATTCTAGATTTATTCAAAGGCTCAAAGAAGGAAAGTCTGCCCCAAGACTTAGTAAAACTGGAGCAAGAGCAGAAGGTCCAGGAGATATCCAGCCAGACAATCGTGCAGGAGACTCCAACGCCGACAACATCAAGTGGGACGGAAACAAAAAGCGAGGAAGTTACATCTTCAAAACCTACTCCGAAGAAAGTCAGCCAAAAGTCCAAATCTTCCCAGAACCAAAAGAAAAAAACTTCAACAAAGACAAAGAAAGTCTAAAGAAGAAACGTTTTACAGACGCACCAACCGTCAGTCAGAGATTGAGAAATGTCTCTGGAGTTGGTCAGGAATTCGATACACGCCAACAGGGAACAGTATACCCAATGTCTGGATTAGGCGATGTAACATATAGAGAAGAATTTAGATTCAGCCAGTTTAGAAATAGATTGAAAGAGTCTCATAATGATCCATCAGATTCAGAAATGGGTGTTGGTGGTGTCTTAGGTGGATCCAGTAATAAAGAACCGATGGAAAATCCAAAAGACAAAATGGCGTACACTTACACTATCAACAAAAATAAGAAGAAAAACGGAGATAAAAAATGATTAACTTCAACAAAAAAGATTCTGTAGCAGATGCAGTTGATTCCATCCTTAAAAAAGAGGAAGTGGAACGACTTGATGAAGTTGGTGATACACCAAAAGGTCGTGAAGGACTAAAGAAATACGTTAAGACAGCTGCAAAGGATGCAGTTGTTCAAGGATTTGCACTTGGTGACGCAATCAAATCTAAGAATTGGGAAGCCGGTTCAAAGGCAGGTACCAGATCCAAAGCTCGTGTTAAGGGTATCGAAAGAGCGACTGACCGTTTGACTAAAGAAGAAACTGTTGATGAAGAACTAAAAGGCAATCAACACAAGATTGATAAAAATCACAATAACAAGATTGATGCACAAGACTTCAAAATCTTGCGTGGTAAGAAGTCATTAAAATCTTTCAAAAAAGAAAATGAAGAACACTCCGTTCTAGACCAAATGATTAATGAAGTGTTGTCTAAAGACGCTTCTGCTGGTGCATGGATTCACGACTTCGTACATTCAGATAACCCTAAGTTTGCTGGCAAGTCCAAAGATAAACGTAAAGAAATGGCTCTTGCTGCTTACTATGCAAAACAACGCAATGAAGAAGTTGAACAATTGGATGAAGTTGGTGAAACAACACTACGTGGTTATCTAAAGGCTCGCCGTGCAGATAGATTCAAGAGTGCTGCTACCACAATCTTCAAAAGTCCAGATAGTAAAGAAGTTAAGACACACAACAAAAAAGAAGAAGGCATCAAACGTGCCAGCAAAAAGTTGGAACCATACAACAAACACTTGGATCCAAAACCATACGTAGAACCAAAATCTTCAACACCGAAGAAACCAATGTCTACAAGTGATGCGATTGCTAAGGACTATAAAGACCAAGAAAAACGCCGTGGTATTGGCCATGTACGTGACCACGTTGAAACTGACGCTCAAGTTATGGGTGAAGGTTGGGATGATATGGTTAAAGCTGCAAAAGACAGCGTTAAGTCTGGTCCTAAACCATCCGGTGGTTCTGGTGTAAAACAAGGTACACGTTATGGTGGTGGTAAACAAACATCCAAACCTGAACAAGAAGATGATGATAAGAAGAAAGTGACTGAAGGTAAACAACCTTTGGATAACGTTCCTTTTGATCCTCCATACAATACAACATCTTCTCCTGAAGTTAAGGACAAGTCTGGTGCAGTTCACACACCAATGTCCCGTGTTAAACACCTTGCTCGCCAAGCAATGAAAAAAGTTAAGAAAAACTTGGGTAAGTAATATGTCAAAAGCAAAAATCGTTAAAGACATTGTTAAAAAGAATGTGGGTGAACCATCCACATTCGGAACAGATCCTCGTGATCCATGGTCCGCAAAGTCCAATTTGAAAGAATGGGCAGGCAACCCTAAAGGCTTGTTGGGTAAATACCTCAAGTCTCGTGGTATCAATCCGAAATTTGCGACAAAAGACCAAAAGATTGCACACTCAAAAACTGGTAAGTTTCAGAAGTGGCAACGTGACCATGCTGAACGTTCATCTCCAACAGGTACAACAGTACATGAAGAAGTTGACAAGAAAGACACAATCACGTTTGACATTCCATTAATCATTCGTGTGATGGAACTTGCACGTGAAGATTTGAAATCTGATATGGACTTACACAAGGTTGTGGAGAAGTTAATTAACATCCGTAATCAAGGTACTTTGACCATGGATGATTATGACTACATTGCTAATATCAAAGAACAGGTGATGAGTTCTGTTCCTTTGGAACATATCAAAACAGCATTAACTGAAGCTATAGAAGATTATGAAAGATTAGCAAACACAAGTCCAAAATATGCTGATGTGAGATATCCTAAGCCAGCACCAAATGAATTGCGTGTCATGCGCCAAATAGAAAAAGAAAAGGCTGAAAAAGCAAAGAAGAAAAAAGTTGCAGAAGCCAAAGAAGCAAACTATGGTGGTGATTATCAAGCCGCTGTCTTGCGTTTCAAAGAAAAGGCTGCAAAGAAACCAGTTGATATGAAGTCTCTTGCTGCTCGTATGCAGGCTGCATATGCAAAAGAAGATGAAAAGAAGAAAACTGTTAAAGAAGACATTTCTCGCCGTGGTGTGTTGAAAGGTATCTTGGGTGCTGCTGGTGCCGGCGCTGCAGGTAAGGCCTCCGCTATTGCTGGTGCGTTCCCTAGTCCAAGTACCAGAGAGAAATGGCGCAAAGATGCTGAAGAATCTAATAGAAATGAAGCTAAGCGTCAAGCAGAAAAGAAAAAGAAAGAACTTGAGGACAACACCAAGGAAGTTGAAAGACAACAAAAGATTAATCATCACTCTTTGGCCAACGAATCTGCATTACCTAGAAATCTGGTGTGGGATGGTGAACATGTGAAGAAAGATCCTGCTGTGGTTGCTGGCAACAAACGCAAAAAGAATTATCAGGCTTATTTGCGCCGTAAAGCTGCCAAAGAAAAGGCACAAGAATCAGTTAAAGAAAACATGGAACCTTTGGCTGCATGTGCATGTTCTGGTGACGGAGCAAACACACCAGACGATGTGGCACCAAAAGACAAGAACAAGAAATTGATTCAAATGTCTAAGTCTGCACGTATCATCAAATCCATCTACAAAAACAAAGGTATGAAAGAGGAAGTTTTGGACGAAACTTGGAAATATCACACATATAATTCCAAAGAAGAAGCCAATTCTGCAAGAAATGCTCACCATGCTTGGCGTGATGGTAGTGGTAAAGCTTCAGGAAATCCAGCACGATTGATGCCAGGAAACAGAGTCGCATACAAGGGAGAATTCAAAGGTCCAAAACCAATAAAAGAAGAACTTTACGACCATGAAAAAGAAGATAAATCTACTGCACCTTTGGGTAAAAAACCAAAAATGCAGAAACTAGGTGCTGATGCCGAAACGCTTCAAGCACCACAAGCCGCAGCGGTTTTGACAGGCGGTAAAACTATGACTGGTGAACCACGTGATACCATTGAAATCGACCCAATGATGAAAATGCGTAAACAGTCAGGTAATTCACAGAAAAACGTTTGAATAAATAGTAACATAACCCTCGGTTAAAAGGAGAAATATAAATGTCATCTTGGGGAAATAACGACAACGCTGCTAACGCACCATACTGGGCAGTTAACACAATTATCAATCACAATGCTGTGTCTGCATCTGGTCCAACAGCTGCAAACGTTGCATTATTGTATGGAAATACACAATTCGAAGCCTATACACAAGACACAACTGTTGGATTGTTTATGGTAGATGCAACTGAAACTACCGCTGGTGGTGATAACGTTACTGACGTATCATTGTCTAACCAAGGTCGTGGATATGTTGAAGCACCTTCTGTTACCTTCTCTGGTGGCGGTGGTTCAAGTGCTGCAGCTACTGCAACTATTGCTGGTGGTGAAGTTACTAACATCACTATCACTAACGTAGGTTCAGGTTACACATCAGAACCAACAGTTACACTTCAAGTTCCAGTTATGACTATTGGAACCGCACAAGTTATTACAGCTAACGACACTATCATGTATACTAGCCACGGTCAAGCAAACGGTGCAGCTGTTGTGTTTAACTGGAACGGTTCTGCAAACATCGGTGGTTTGTTGAATGGTACCACTTACTATGTTGCACCACAAAACGGCAACAAGTTCTCATTGTCTACAACTGCTGCTAACGCTGCTAACAACATTGTTATCGACTTGACTACAACTGGTGGTGCAGGTCAATACTTCACAATCGTTGATGCTGTTCGTGCAACTGGTATTGCAAGTCGTGGTTTGGGTCAATCACAAGGTGGTTCAGAACATGCAACACACATTGGTTGGAACTTGAAGACTGTTGGCGCTGGTGGCCGTGCAGGTCGTGTTCAGTATGAAACATTGGTCGCATTGTCTAATCCAATCGGTGATGGTTCAGACGATATTACATTACCTGACGCCTAATTAACAGGGGGTTAATCACCCCCTTTATAATATGTTCGACAATTTGAATGAAGATAATTTTATAATGTATGCGATGAAGTGTTACAACGCACCTCATTGTATTATGTCAGAATTTGAGGGAGATATTAAACGTACCAAATATCTAAAGAGATTATTCAGAAGATATAAGGTGACCAAGTCACTAAAGGAACGTTTAATATTAAACCACATCATATTATTGAACAACGTTTTTGGAACAGAAGCAACTGCAAGAATTTTGTTCTATAAGATTGATGAACGAGACTATGATATTTTGAAAACGTTCCTGTCATACTTAAATATCATGCCTGATGAAGTTCGTGGTATTAATGGCAAGAACATACATACAAGTGAAGTACAATTAAACACGGATGTTATAGAGGTTTTAAGTAAGATATGAAAACATTTTCAGAATTCATCGCCGAAAAATCAAGATGTTGGACTGGTTACAAACCTGTTCCGGGTAAGAAGCCTTTCTCACCAGGTAGTTGTGAAAA